GGCAACCAGACTTACTACGAGCGCAGTAATGGCACTTGGTCTAAGTGTGAATATGATGTTGATAGCAAAGAAACTTACTTCGAGGACAGCAATGGCATCAAGAGGGGTACTCCAAGATCAGCCAAGATTTGCGAAGGTAAAATCGTCGAAATTGACGGTATTAAATACGAACTCAAAGCACTATGAAACACAAAGCACTATGAGATATATGCGTGTACAAATGCTAAAAAAGCATGGTATAATATATCTATAACCAAGCTAACGAATAACAACTATATTATGAAAAAAACCTTTACCGAATCAACAGCAGCCATGACTGATTTTAATCGTGGTCTATTGGCCATTGCGTTAATTATATCATCAGTAGCATTATTCACTTTTGAAGTGATGTGGCTTCGACATGTTATTAGCCATTTTCATGGATCAGCAGTTCCACTCTTCACGTGCATACTTGTTGTAATAGCAACAGATTTCTTTCCGATAAAGGCGTTACGCTCTGTGTTGATAGCTTCGTTGGTTTTCGCTCAGTGCGTTATTTGGTTCCATATAGCTTAATACATTATTGCTAAACACATGATTACACTAGAACAAGTAAAGAAAGCTGCATTCGGTTTCGGATTCAGTGTCAAACACGACACCGAAACCAACTTTTTCACTATCAGCGGTTCTCTCTTTGCATTAGAGTTTGATGCCGATGCTAACCAAACCCGTCTCAATACCAAGAAATCAATTGCGGTTGGAGACGAAGAATTGATGGAAGAACTATCTGAAATACGTGCAGTTCGCGATGAACTAAACACACTAATAAACACACAATAATATGAATATAATTGAAGCAACTATTATGGCGTCAGAGCACTATCTGACTCAACCGCTACCCGATAATTGGAATAATATGTCTGATGAAGATTTAGATCTGTTCATTGAGACAAACGTGATTGATCACGCTGTCGGTGTACCTACTAGTCTTATTTGGGAAGGTATTAATCTTATTGCCGAAGACTTCATTGACGTTGGTAATTTGTGTATTGAAGCGGGTAAAGACGCACGCATCCGAAAACTAGAAGACGAGAATCGAAAACTTAAGAGCATGTGTATGGAGGCTGCAAATGAGATTGAATCTCATTGGGCTTCACATTGCGACAACAAAGGAGGCGGTCCTGATAATCTCATTTCTCGACTAAGTGGTCAACTAGCACCTAATCTATATCCTGGACACAAATAACATTTACATTCAACACAAACTAGTATAAAATAAACTTATGTCACTATTAGATAAACTAAAGAAATCGTCTCGCTCCGCGGGTGTATCGGTACTATCAGAGTCAAAGCTCTTTTCAGATAAAGAACTAGTCTCAACGCCTGTGCCTATGATTAATGCTGCGCTGTCGGGCTCACTTGATGGTGGATTAGGCTCAGGTTTAACCGTTCTTGCTGGTCCGTCAAAGCACTTTAAAACTTCATTTGCTTTGCTTATGGCTGCTTCTTATCTTAAGAAGTATGATGATGCTGTCCTAATGTTTTACGACTCTGAGTTTGGTTCACCTCAAGCTTACTTTGAATCTTTTGGGATTGATGCCGGCCGTGTACTACACACACCTGTAACCAACATTGAAGAGCTCAAGTTTGATCTTGTTCATCAATTGAACGAAATTGGTCGCAAAGATAAGGTTGTAATAGTCATTGATTCTATTGGTAACATTGCTTCTAAGAAAGAAGTTGATGATGCTGAAAATATGAAATCAGTTGCTGATATGACTCGTGCTAAAGCCCTTAAAGGTTTATTCCGTATGATCACACCTTCTCTAACACTGAAAGACATCCCTTTGATTGGAATAAACCATTCGTACCAAACCCAGGAAATGTTCTCTAAACAAGTTGTGAGCGGTGGCTGTGTTGTTAAAGGTACACTCATTCAAACTCTTGATGGTTTAAAAGCAGTCGAAGACTTCAATGTAGGTGAGAAAGTAATCACACTTGACGGTGAGAAAGAAGTCACTCATGTTTGGAACCCAGATACTCTTGAGGAGGGAACGCCAGAATGCTACGAAATCGAGTTTGAAGATGGTCATACCGTCACTTGTTCCGATAAGCATAAGTTCCTAATCAATGGTGAGTGGGTTGAAGCTAAAGAGCTTGTAGTTGGACAAGACTGTCAAATTATTGAAAATAACTAAAAAGTTCAATCTGAAAAGTGTCTGTTGTATAAATAACATTAAGTTAAACTAATGTATACAGCAGACACAATTTCATGAATTATATAAAAGTACACAACCAAATAATCGCAAATCGACGTGCTAACCCGTTATCTACGGATGTATATGGTGAAAATCATCATATTATTCCTTCTTCATTAGGAGGCTCAAATGATAAGTCTAATATAGTAAGATTGACGGCAAAAGAGCATTATATCATACATCACCTATTATGGAAACATCACCGCTGTTCTAAAACAGCTCACGCCTTTCATAATATGTTAAGATCTAGTGATAATCAAAACCGAAAATTTACAGCTAGACAACATGACATTGCGAAAAGTGCACACTCCGAAGCTATGAAAAAAACTATGAAGGGCGAGGGTAATCATTTCTATGGTCGTAAACACTCTGAAGAGACAAAAGAAAAGATACGACAAAAGAAGCTTGGCAACAAACTGTCTAAAGAGACCAAAGAAAAGATGTCAAAGACTAGAAAGGGTGTACCAAAATCAAGTGAGCATAAGCGCAAGATTGGTAGAAAAGGATTAATTATGTTAAAGAACTTTGATACAAACGAAGTAATTCGCATTTCTAAGTTGGATGCGGCTAACTATGATAGTTCTGTATGGAAGAACCCATCTACTATTCAAAAGAGGATACAGTGCGAACACTGTGGAATTGAATCTAATAGAGGAAACATAAACCGATGGCATAATGACAACTGTAAATCAAAACCAGAATAAAGACTAGAATAAACTAACAGATTTTCAGCAAAGGGTATATGCCCAAAAAGCTGAGTTCTTGATTAAAAGAGGATACTCAAACTTAAGTGTTTACTCACTAGCAGAAATAATATATAATAAAGAAGATGCAAATAACAAAAATAACTAAAAAGGGTAGACTGCCCGTATACGATCTAAGTGTGGCTGATGCAGAACATTATGTTCTTAAAAACGGCGTTGTTACTCATAACACAGGTGTGATGTACAGTGCTGACAATGTGTGGATTATTGGTCGTCGCCAAGAGAAAACCGGTACTGAAGTCACAGGCTACAACTTCATTATTAATATTGAGAAGTCTCGATTCGTTAAAGAGAAATCTAAGATCCCAATTAGTGTCAGTTGGGAAGGCGGTATCGAGAAATGGTCTGGACTAATTGAAGTTGCTATGGAAGGTGGGTACGTTGTTAAACCTAAGAATGGTTGGTATATGGCAAAGAACCCAGCTAACGATGAAGAACTGTCTGGTAATCTACGTTTAGCCCAAACAATGAATGAACCGTTTTGGAGTAAAATCTTTGAAAAGACAGACTTTAAAGCCTTTGTTCAGAAACGTTATAAGATTGCTACTACATCAATGATTAGCGAAGGTGTTAGCGAGGATGAAGATGGAACTACCTAAGTATGCAATGGTTGAGAAAGAAGACATGGATTACTATGGCTTTAAACTACAAGAGGGTAAGTTTGAAGACGTAATCTATTACTACGGAAAAGTGAAAATTGAAGAAGACGAGGAGAATGATACGGCTTATCTTAACTTCAAATTTCAAGTTGCTAAGGGAAATGATACATATAATGTAGATGAGTTGAATGAATCCTCAGAATTCAAAACACTCATTGGTGATATTCTAGCCACTTTGCTAGATAACGAAGACAATACAGATGACTAAAGACTTACAAACGATAATACTTAATAACCTAATTCACGATGAGCCGTTTTGTCGTAAAGCATTACCACACGTGAAAGTAGAGTACTTTGAGCAATACCATGTTCCATTGTACAAGTTAATATTAGCGTTTGTAAGTGAATACAATAAGCTTCCGAATGCAGCAGCTCTTGAAATTGAGTTCTCGAATTCGGATAGCGCTTCGCATGAAAGCGCGAATGAGGTCCTAACCCTCATTCGCCAATTAGAAACTAAAGAAGAGGTTGACAGTGAGTGGTTAGCTGCTTCTACTGAAAAGTGGTGTAAAGATCGTGCAGTCTACCTCGCTATCATGGAGTCAATTGAAATCATTGATGGTAAGGATAACGAGAAATCTGAAGGTGCTATCCCCGAGATTTTATCTGAAGCTCTCTCTGTATCGTTTGACAGTAATGTTGGACACGATTACATTGAAAATGCTAAAGAGCGATATGAGTTCTATCATAAGAAAGAAGACAAGATGCCATTCGATCTTGAGATGATGAATACTATCACAAAGGGCGGTGTTGGTAAAAAGACACTTAATTGTATTTTAGCTGGAACTGGAGTTGGTAAAAGTTTGGCAATGTGTCACTTTGCTGCAGCTGCGATGTCTGAGGGTAAGAATGTACTTTACATTACACTTGAAATGGCTGAAGAGAAGATCGCTGAACGAATTGATGCCAACCTATTTGATATTGATATTGCTGATATTGAGAATCTGCCTAAGTCTGCCTTTGATACTAAGATTAACAAGATTAAGACCAAAACTAGCGGCAAACTAATCGTTAAAGAATATCCAACTGCAGTTGCGCACGTTGGTCACTTTAGAGCATTGTTAGAGGAACTAAAGCTTAAGAAAGACTTTAAACCTGATATCATCTTTATTGATTATCTTAACATTGCTGCTTCATCCCGTATGAAAGGGCTCGGTGGTGCTATCAATTCATACACATATGTTAAGGCTATTGCTGAAGAGCTTCGTGGTCTTGCTGTTGAGTATAATGTACCTTTATGGTCTGCTACTCAGGTTAATCGAACAGGCTTTGGTTCATCTGATGTTGAGATCACGGACACTAGTGAAAGTTTCGGTTTGCCTGCAACGTGTGATTTGATGATTGCGCTAATCTCT